TCGTCGGGGTTGTCGACCATGCCGAGCAACTGCTGGCGCTTCACCTTCGCCTCTGCCGGCGTGCTCGTCGTCGCCGCGTCGATCTGGAGTTCCAGCTCGAGGAAGTCGCCGTCATGGCGGATCGCCGACGGGCCGTCGGACATCGAGAACCGGCCGATCGTCAGCGTGGTCATTCCATGTACCTCGCACGCCTGGCGGCCTCGTAGAGCACATCACCCGGATCAGCCGACGACATCTCGATGTACTGGTTCAGGTTGATCGTCTTGTTGTTCACCACGGTCGGGGCCGCGCCGCCACCCATCTGATCCAGATAGTTCTCGGTGTTCGCCGCCGTCATCACCTTCGACCCACCAGGCAGGGTGACGAGCTCCGGCCCGTTGCCGTCGTTGATGACGCTCATGCCGCCACCGGCGTTGTACGTGCCGTCGGCGAACTTGGCCGGACCACCCGTGCCTGGCGTGATGAGCGCGAAGCGGTTGCGGGCAATGCTGTTCAGGATCGCCTCAACCTGGTCTGCCTGTCCCTGATCGATCATCGCAACGAACTCTGTGACGCGTTCCGCCGGCAGGCCGAGCACCTCGGTTGCGTAGTCGATCACCGCCTGCTTGGTGGCGTTGAGCTCCGACTGGTAGTCGCGCTGCTTCTCTTCGGCGTCCTCGGCTCCTTCGGCGGTTGCCGTGTAGGCATCGACAGCGGACGTGCGGAACTGGTCGAACTGATCGGCCAGGTCGATCGCCGACTGATCGTTGGCGATGTCTTGACGTAGCCCGGCAAGTTCGTCGCGGATGTCCTCGACGGATTCGGTGACGTCGTCGGCTGCTTCTTCCACGTCGACCATCGCCTCACGGCCGGCCTTGGCGTACTCGCCGTACATCTCGGTGGCGGTCTTGCCGAGCCGCGTGACGCTCCCGCCGGCTTCATCAGTGGCAGTGCCGAACACCTTGGCCTGAACGGCAGCGAGCTCCTGCGCTCGCGCGTACTCATTCGTGGCACTCATCGCCGCACCGAGCACCGTCGAGAAGTTGATCTGCTCGGTGCTGCCGTTCAGCAGGGCCGACTTGTAATCCATGACCTCGAAGCCGGCCTTCTGCATCTCCTTCGCCCAGGCGTCAATCGCGGGTTGGCCGCCCTCGACAAGCGAGAAGAACTGGTCAGCCGTCATGCCCAGCGCAGCGAGTTCGTCGGTGATCTCCTTCGTGTCGCCGAACACCGACAGGTCGATCTTCAGCGCCTCGCGAGCAAGGTCGGCAAGGTCGTCCTTGCCGCCCCGGATCGCCTTGGCCCATTCGTCAACGCGCTTGCGCGAGGCTTCGACCTCGCGCTTGTGCTCGGCAAGCTGGGACGTGACGACGCCGATGGCGACGGCGACGCCACCCATCGCCAGTCCAGCAGCGACCATCTTCCCGATGTTGATGTTGCCCTCGGCCGCGTACTCGACCGCCTGCGACATCGCCATGTTGAGCGGGCCGAACGCGTTGGCCACGCCCGGCAACTCCTGCGTGGCATTGCCGGCAAAGTTGGCGATGACGGAGCGGTTCATGTTGCCGCCCTCGGTCACCCGATCCTGAGCATTCCGAATGCGCCCCATCTCCGACTCGACGTTGCGGATGGAGGTAGCGCTGTCGTCGAGTCGCTTGATGGATGCGGCCAGTTGATCAACGTCGGCCTCGACGTCGTCAGCGGTCAGGCCGACACGACGCAGGTCATCGACGATGTTGAGCAACTGACCGTCGGTCTTCAGCTTCGCCGTGAGTTCGGGTCCGAGCGCTTCGCCGAGTAGGTCGGCCATGCGCTTCGCGTCGGCGAGATCCTGCTCGACGGCATCGGCCGACTCGCTGAGGATCCGGGCCATGACCTGCCCCTTGGTGCCGATGCCCTCGACCGACTCACCAGTCTCCTTCGACTGCTTATCGATCGCCTCGAGCTCCTTGGCGGCCGACTTGGCGTCAAGCTTGATCCTGCCGGTGATGTCGTTCGCCACGGCCCACCCCCTAGCTCACGTCGAAGTGGCGTCGCATCACGACCACCACCTGCTTCTCCATCATCTTCGGGACTTCACGCTCGATCGCATCCCACGCGTCCGAGGCGGTGTCCTTGCCGCGGGTGACGCCGTTCCACCTCACCGCACCACGACGCCGGACCGTGATCCCGCCGTTGCGGCGACGCGAGGTGTTGCCCGTCCGCATGTTCACGCCCGGACCCTGGAACCGGCCGCCGATCCCGCCCGAGGCGTTGCGCCCTCGCTGCGCCACCGTCCACCGTGCTGCGTCGAGCTTCGCTGCTGGGGTGAGCAGCGTGACTTCGCCCTTCTCGACGAGCTTCGTGCCGAGGCGACCCCAGCCGGACATGGCCGGATCGCCGCCTAGATCGGCCGCTGCGGCACGACGAGCGAGCTTTTGCGCCTCACGCCCAGCCGCCTGGCGAATCTTGCGGTTCTCCGCTCCGTCGAGCTCCCTCGCCAGCGCCCGCATCTCATTGCCGAACGAGGCGAACGTGAACGTCGCCACGGGGCTCAGGCTGACGAGTCGGCGTTGATCAGCGTGACCGTGAGCGCCGCCGCGTCGGACGTGCCCGACATGAACTCAAACGCGATCGGCTGCTTCGTCTTGCCCTCGCCCTCGACGACCGGCTGACCCTCGGGGAAGTAGACGTTGCCGGCGAACGTGAGCTGCGCCGACGAACCGGCATTGAACACGAGCGAGAGCGCCACCTGCGTGCCGGCGTTGTAGCGCACGAACTGCGTCAGGTCCGCCAGGTCCGACGTCGCCGTACCCGTCACCATCGCCTTCGCCCCACGGAACAGGTTCGGCGTGCCGGCATCGGTCGAGCAGATCTTGTGCTCCATGTCGTAGCCGGTCGTCCCGGTCAACGTCACGCCATCGACGCACACCTCGGAACCGGCGACGGAGAACGTGGCGTGGAGGAACGTGAACCGGGTGAACGAGGCGTACGACGCCGACGTCAGCGCCGGGGTGCCGTCAGCGTCGAGCGTCTTGCCGATCCAGTCGATCGACAACGTCGGGAACACGTCGCCCGGGGCGACCGTCAACGTCCACTGGCGGGCACGCAGACCGGCGTAGCAGAACGGGTGGACCGCCGACGCGCCCGGGATGCCGACCTGTGCCGACAGCGACGCCAGGTCGGTCGAGTGGTCGAACACGTGCGTGTACGGGTTCGATCCCGTCGTCGCCGGGGTCGCCTCGATGCAGGCGCGCAGCAGGATGCCCGTCGTTTCGGCGACGAGCTCGTGCGTGACGGTGCCCTCGATGTTCGACTTGCCGAGCGACACAGCGTGTGGCATGACGCGGCCGGCACGGATGCCGCGCGACTTCATGTACTCCTGACGCTTCTGGAGCGTCAACGGCGGGACGAACTCGAAGAAGTCCGTGACCGTCTCGTAGGTCCCGGCCGTCGTCTCGACGACGTAGCCGATCTGGGCAGACGTACCGGTAGCCATCAGGCGTTCTCCTCGGTCGGGGTGGCGGCCTCAACGGCCTTGGGGGGCTTGGGTGCCTTCGCTGCCTCGAACTCGCCCGACGCGACCAGTTCGGCCCCGAGCTCGTCGTCGACTTCGACGGTGCCGCCGTGCTCGACGAACGCCGCGGCCGGCAGGTAGATGCCGCCGGTGTGGCGACCGATGTACTTGATCTGCATGGCGCTCCTAGCTGGGGCTGCTGACGTGGAACTGGAACGGCACCTCTGCGGTGTCGAGTGCGACGTAGTTCGCCGACGTCGTGATGAACGTGTCCATCGCCGTCATCAGTGAGCCGCCCGGCGCTGCGGCTTCCATCAGGACGGCGATCACCGACTTGTCGTCGTACGGGTCGAGGTACTCGTCGAGCAGGTTCGACAAATCCTCAGCCGTCTGCGCCGCGACCTCGAGCCGGATGACGCCGTCCACCTCGGCGCGCTTGCACACGCCGATCGTCTGGTAGTAGCGGATCTCGTTCACCTCGACCGAGATGCGCGGGAATGTGACCGACGAGTTCTCGGCGTACGGGAACGCCGCCACGTTCGCCTCGCGAATGTTCGCCGACCTGATCGCCGCCACGATCGCGGCACGAGCGTCGGTCAGGGTGCTCACGCGATCCCGATCGACAACGGCCCGGAGATCGCCTTGATCGCACCGAGCACCATCGGGTTCATGCGCGCCCCGATCGAGAAGCCTTCCGGTCCGGTGGCGACGACACCGCCGCGCAGGTCACGCTGCTGGAGCCAGTCCTTGCCCAGCACCTTCACGGCCTCACGGGCCAACGGGTGCACGGTCGACCAGCCCCACTTCGCCGTCACGACGACGGTGAGGTGGCGGCTATTCCAGTACCAGGCAGCATCGAGGCGCTCGAGCCGATCGTACGGCTTCCACTCGCCCGTCGCCCTGTCCTTGTTGTCGTACGGCATGGGCTGGTAGTCCGTGCCGCTGACGAGCGTGACGCCGTTCTCCACGACTGAGGTGATCGAGGCGGCGTCCTGGATCCACAGCACGTCGGTGCACGACGTCTCGGGGCGCAGGTGCAGGGCGGTGGCCGAGGTGGCCGAGGTGACGACCGTGAGGTTGCGGCCGGCCTCGGTGCCGATGTGGCTGAGCGCAGCCTGCGCCGCCTCCACGTTCAGGGTGTTGTCGCCCGAGATCTCGGTGCGCACCCACAGCTTGAAATCCTCATCGCTGATGTCGAGGACGGTCACGGGGTCACCTCCGGGTCAGAGCGGGCATCACTGGTGCGAGGCCAGCGGGCAGCCCGACCGAAGTCGAGCCGCCCGCCGAGCGCATCGCCTGGGGTGGATCAGGCCGTGGTGGCGATGTCGAGCATCCGGAACGCGGAGTCGAGCACGCTGTCACTGCCGAAGTGGGCCGACATGTAGATGCCGGACGCACCGATCGGACGGCCGGTGGTGCCGAACACGTCGGGGATGAACCGGGTCGTGGTGCCCACGCCCTCGGCCACCACGAAGTGACGGAAGTCGCCGACGAGCAGCGAGTAATTGTTGGCCGTGGCCGCGGCGTTGATCGCCCCGTCCATGTCCTGGTTCTCGACGAGCGGCGCACCGAACAGCCGCGGGGGGCTACCGGCCTGGAGGTCGACGAGGAGGTTGAAGTTCGCGGCGTCCGAGAGCTGGCGCAGGTCGTTGATGATGGCGATGTTCGCCATCCACGTCGCGCCCCGACGGTGGCGGGCCGGGAGGGCCTCCCACAGCGAGTAGGCGTCGGCGACGGCGATGGCCTCGCCAGCCGCGTTGATCTCGCTGGCGGTGCCAGTGAGCGCCGTGATGATGCCCTGCGGCTGCGAACCCGTGCCAGTGGTCAGCGCAGCGCCGACGAGGTCGTTCCAGCCGCCCATGAGGACGTCCGAGACGATGCCGGTGATGCCCGAGATCGAGCCCTGCGAGGCGTAGCTGAACGGCACGAAGCCCTGCGCCAAGTAGAGGGTGATGTCGACGTTGGCGAACGTCGGGGTGTCGTCGGACACCTCGGTGTTCTCACCGTCCCACGACCACGCGGCGTTCGGCGACGTGACGACACGGTACGTGTCGCTGGTCGTCTGCACGCGGCGGGCGAGCCCGTAGATCGGGTTGTCGGTCCCGGTGGCGCTGAGCGTGACGGCGGCCTCGATGTCGGTCGGCACGAGGTACCCACCGGCGTTGTCGGTCGTCATCGACATGGCACGCTTGATGCTCTCGGCGTAGGCGAGGGCGTCGCGCTCGCCGGCGTCGAGGTCGTGCTGTGCGCCGCCCGAGCGGGCGAGCTTGCCGAACGCCGACTTGTAGGCCGGCGACGTGGTCGCCAGGACGAGCCGGTACATGCGCTCGTCGCCGTTCTGCTCGAGCATCCGGGTGAGCGCCTCGCGGCGGTTGTCGGCGGGGCCGGCGGTCGCCTCGACGGCCGAGTGCGCCCGGGAGGCGAGCTCGTCGACCGAGCGGGTGCGCGAGATCGCGTCGATGTCCCATGGGTTCTTGAACGTCGACACGGCCCGGTCGATGTCGCCAGACAGCGGATCGCTGTCGAACGTCGGGGCAGCCTCGCGGCTGGCGACGGGGTTGAGGCGCTGCATGCGCTCCACCGAGGCGGTGCGCTTCTGCTCGAACGCGACGTGGTCCTCGATCTTCGGAACGAGCTCGTCGAACTCGGCCGACAGCTCGGTGTACTTGGCGCGCTGGACGTCGTCCAGGTCGGGGGCGGTGGCGAGCGGGAGCAGCTCGGCCTTGATGGTGTTGAACCGAGCGATGTCGGCTTCGGTGATCATGGTCAGATGAGTCCTTTGAGACGTGCCGCCATGAGGCGGCGTTGGGCGTCGAACTCACCGGCAGCACGGTCGTGCGAGGCGGCGTCGTCGGCGTCCTTGGTGTCGTCCGAGCGGCCGAGGTCGGCAAGGTCGGGGACACGGGAACGCAAGACTTCGACCAACTCGGCGAGCTGGTCGGGGGGCAGGTTGCCGATCTCGTCGGCGATCTGCTGGGAACGCACCGCGAGGACGCGGGCATCTTCGTAGACGCGGAACACGGCGGGGCCGTACTCGGCGAGGCCGAGCTCCTGTCGCACGATGGTGGGCAAGTCGTTGCCGCGCGCCGCTGCGATGGTGCGGGAGCGGTTCGGCTTGCCGGAGAACGAGAACCCGTCGACCGCTCCGGAGCGAACGAGCTCGAGCGCCTCGTCGCCGGCGGGGGTCTTGACGTACCACGACGACACGCGCAGGCCGCGCCCGTCGGGGGTCATCGAGCGGTGCACGGCGACGGGGGCCGACCACTTGTCGGACGGGTTCCCGAAGATGTCGCGGGCATGGTTGAACATGACCTTCGGCTTCACGTTGCGCTTGATCACGCCGTCGAACGCAGAGCGCTCGATCGTCTCGAAGTAGTGGCCGTACTGGTCCTGCACCTCGGTCGGCTGTCCGAACACGGCGGCGTAGGCGTCGACCGTGCGGCCGTCGCCGTCGGAGCGGACGACGAGGTCGTCGATCGCGAACGAGCGGGTGATCGGCCCGGTGACCGTCGGGGCTTCGTCGAGCATCGTCATGGGGTGGCCTCCTTCGCGGGGGCTGTCGTCTGGACCTGCACGGACGGCAGGCCGGAGTGCTTGCCGAGCAGCGCCCGGAGATCGCCGCCGTGACGAACGAACTCGACAGCGGCATCGGCCTCGTAGCCGGCATCGATCAGCTGGCGGATCGTGACCGCGTCGGTCTGCCGGATGTTCGAGGCGTCGCCCTGGTCCTCCTGGAGCATCAGCACTCGGTCGGGATCGAAGGTCAGTTCGGCGCCGGTCGGTACGTTGATGATGCGGGAGGCGGCCGCACAGAACCCTTGGGCGTACGGCTGGAACCACGAGTCGGCCCACATGCGGCGGGTCTGTGCGTAGTTGCCGGCGTTCAGCGCCGAACCCGACAGGCCTTCACGGATGAGCAGCACGGTGGCAGGCACGCGGGACTTGGCCGAGACACGCGTCTCGAAGCCGCCCTGGAGCTCGGCCATCTTGAGATCGCCGAGCTGCGAGCCGATCACCTTGATGTCGGTGCCGGCCTGTGTGTAGATCGTCTTCCACGCGTTGTGTGCGCCCTTGTGTGCGTCGTCGAACATGTCGACCCACGCCTCGAACTGCGGCTGCGTCGTGATGCCGGGCGGAGCGATCGCCACCATGTTCGCCGTCGCCGCGTTGTCGAAGTACTTCGACACGTGATCGGTGGCCTGCATATCGGCGGCGATCTCACGCCACACCGCCGTCACCCACGCCTCACCGATGAACGCCGTCAACGGGTGTGGCTCCGGAGCCCAGTGCATCACCTCGGCCAGACCTAGCTGCTGCGCGCGATGATCCGAGCGAGGGCCGCCGGGCTTGTAGATGTAGCCGATCACCTCGGCATCGGCGGCGAAGTTCGCAGCCTTCGCGTCGGGGCGCTCGTTCGAGCCGATCAGCAGCGTCATCCAGTCCGGCCGCAGACGCCGGATGCGACCGTCAGGGAGGCGACGCCAGTAGGCGTTCCCGTGGTAGGCGATGTCCGGCTCGATCCGCGACAGCAGCGACTCGCGTGTCATATCGGGGCCGGGATTCTCGAGCGGGGCGAGCGCCTCGGTGCCGAACAGCCGGGAGCGGTCGCGCACGTTGCGGAACGTGAACGAGAGCTGCGACATCGCCAGCGAGCGGGCGGACACGGCGGCCGACACGACCGACGACGATGAGCCGATGGTGCGGACTGCCTGCTCGAAGTTCGCCGCCGACGCCTCGACCGGCGAGCCGGACATCGACGTGGTGGGGAACATCTCGAACGGGTAGGGCTGGCCGAGGTGACGGAACGACGACGGGGCGCGTTCGATGTCGTTGCGGCTACGGAGCCGGCTGAGAACGCTTGCCACGCTTCGGCTCCTCTCGATCGAGATCCACAACCAGGCCCGCCACGAGCAGGACGACACCGCCGCCGACGGCGAACCACGGGGACACGAGGACCGACACCCCGGCGATGACCGAGAGCGCTCCGGCGAGAACGAACAGCCAGCCGATCACCGGAACGCCACCAACGGCTGCACGTACGACATCGACGCCTCCGGAACTCCACCGAGCGCCACCGTGCAGGCCATCAGGGGGGTGATCTCCACGCTGCTGTTGCGCTGCGACCAGATCGCCGCACCATCGGAGCCGGTCTTGAGCTCAGCACCGTCGAGCGCCTTGTTCAGCACCGGCTGGTTGAGATGCACGATCGTGCCGGCGTTCGCATCGCTGATGAACTGGCCCGTCGCCTGCGCCACCTCGGCGGACGACACCTCGACCACCTCGACGCCGCGCTCACGGAGCCGGGCGATCAGCAGGCCCTCGGTGCCGGTCTTGTGGATGCGCGGCGGGATCCTCTTGGTGGTCCAGATCTCGTAGGCACGGTCGAGCACCCAGCCGTCACCGCCGCGACGGTCGACGCACTCGACGTGAATCTTGCCGTCGGCGGTGCGGCCGGCGATGCCGATCGACGACCACTTGTGGTCGGGGGTGATCGTCACCGACCACTGGTCGTGGCTCACGATGGTCGAGCCCGGCATGGCGCAGTTCGACCACACGTCGGCGGGGATGAGGCGACCGCCACCAGTCGCGTCGGGCGGCGGGGCCCACACGCACAGGTGCTCTTGAGCGAAGCCGTCAGGGCCGAGCCGCCAGAACTCTTCCTCGAGGAACGTCATCGACAGGCGGCCCGTGAACACGCCGGGGTTCGTCTCCCGCCACAGTTCGCGATCGGTCACGTCGGGCACGACCTGGATCACGTTGCCCTTCGGGTCGAGCGACACCTGCTCGGCCGTGTGGCCCACGTAGCCGAACGCACCCGGCTCAGCGGCGAGCGCACGGCGACGCATCCGCCACCACCACTCGGAACGATCGGCGAGGCCGGCGGTCCCGATGATGTTCATCTGCGGATCCGGCGCAGCCATCAGCGTCGAGGTCGACGACCGGAGCTGCTCGTCGGTCGCGTGCTGCGCCTCGTCCACCACGAGCCGGTCGATGCGGTCGATGCCACGACCGCCGCCGCCCGTGCGGGTGCGGTACCAGATCTGCCCGCCTGTCGAGAGCTTGATCATCTGCTGCCCGGTGCCGCGCCACACCTGGCCGCCCGAGATCAGGTGACGCATTTGCGGGTGGTCGAACAGGCCGAGCATGCGTTCCTGCGCCGCAGTCGCCAGAAGCACGGCGTCGTGGATCGTGTGCAGGATCGCCTCGTCGAGCTTCACCAGGCCCCAGAACTCAACGACCTCGATCTCGTCGCCCTTGCCGTTCTGGCGGGGCATCTCGCGGCCGGTTGTCTCGGCGGCCCACTTGCCGTCCTCGCGGCATGCCATCATCACCTCGACCGCGAGTACCTGCGTCGAGTCGAGCGTCTTGCCCGAGTAGAACTGCCACATGTCGATGGCAGCGTGAGCGTCATCCAGATTTGCGGCGACGGGGGGCAGCACCAGCAGCCTCGGAGCGGGCTCTGCGGAAAGACTCCAGTTCAGCAACCTTCGTCCTCTCGGCCGGCGCACGAAGCGTGGCGAGCTCCTTGCGCAGCATCCGCCGCTCCTGCGCCACGGCGGCGGCACCGGAACCGGACGACAACGCCAGGGCTACGCCGAGCAGGGCGTAGTCGGAGTCCAGCTCCTCGACGGTCGAGCCCATCACGCGACGGGTGCGGGCGAGGGTGGCGGCATCACTGCCGGACGCCCGCGCTTTGGGGTCGGCCAGGTCGTCGAGCACCTGCTGGAGCTTGTACCCGAGGGCCTCGAAGTCGGCTCGCTCATCACCAGGGACCTGCATGATCATGCACCGCCGTCCACAGGGTTATCCACACGACCTGTTATCCACAGTTATTACGACGTTGTCCACAGACTTATCCACACACAAATCCCGAGGT